TTAGTTTTTGAAAATTTTATTTAATTTATTAATATATTTATTTTTTGATTCAGGCAATACAGCAAGATACATTTCTGTTGATGAAATTTTTTTATGTCTTAATAATTTCATAATAGTATATAAATCTGTACCATGTAGTAAAAGTATTACAGCAAAAGTATGTCTCAAATCATGAAACTTTCTATATTTAAAATTTTTTCTTTCATTAGATAATCTTAATAAAATTTTTCGCCATACTTTTTCAAGATCTTTTTTATCTATTTGATGGCCATTAGCTGTAAAAACATACTCGGATGTGTGTGGTAATTTTTTTAATAAATGATAAATAGAATTTGACATAGGTATAATATCAATACTACTTTCAGTTTTGGGAGTTCCATCCTTTGTCTTATATCCAGTTTTTATACCTTTGTCATTAAATGTTGCAGTACGAGTGGTATTATTTTTTACATATATTTCTCTTTTTTCAAAATTTAAATGTACCCATTTAAGACCAATGATTTCTCCTTGACGCATTCCAGTACCAATTGCAAAATCAACAACATCTTTATATTTATTATCTTTAAATGCTTCTCTTAATATAGGAAGTTCATCTTCTCGAAAATAATCAAATGGAAGCATCTTTTTATCTATAATTTCATCTACATCAATATCCTTATCTTTAGGAATTTTAACTAACCCTTTTCCACAAGGATTTTTTAAAATATAACCACCTTTTTCACAATAAATAAAAAATTGATGTAGTAATTTATGGATATCTGTTATTTTTTCGGTAGATCTTTCTTTCTCGAAAAGAGTATTATAATAATCTTGTACTACAAGACTAGATATTTTTTTAATAGGGATATCTGAAAAAGCAAATGGTTCTATGTGATTTCTAAAATTACCTTCATATTTTTCTAATGTTGATTCTTTAATCTCATGCTTTTTTACAGTAAAAAGCCATTTGTGTAATAGAGTTCTTGTAGTTATTTCTTTTGTTTGTATTATACCTGATTCGGCTTCTTTTTTTCTCTCGTAATATTGATCTTCTGCATCCGATTTATTCTTTCCATAAAAGTCTTCATATTTTCCATTTATCTTCCTATGAATCCTAAAATATGGAACACCATTCTTGATGCAGTTAGTTTTTACTGCCATAAAAAACCTCCATTTTTTCAAATATTTTTTTATTAACACTTGAAAAATGAAGGCTTTTCATATATAATACAAAAGTAATCACTTTTCAAGTGGTTATGTCCTTGGGTAATGTGTGTCGTTCCGCAAAAATGAAACACATTACTCTTTTTTTGTTTATTATACTTTCCAACTATGTCCACAGTCTTGACAGACTGCCATACTTGAATGTTTTGTTACTAGTTTTTGTTTTTTATGTCCAAATAATTTTACAAATATCATAGGTATAGTTAAGCATATCCATAATAATGGTCTCCACCACCAACCAATAAACAACCAATACAAAATACTATGATGTTTATTTTTTAATTGTGATTCTGATACCATTTGAACATTTACGTTTGAGCTACCACATTTAGTACAAGTCATAAAATACATCCCCTTTCTTTTTATTTTCTATTTAAAGGCACTTTTATTCTCAACCCTTATAACTTCTCCTAATATTTCAATGTCTCCCATTTTTAGACCGTTTTGAATAGGAAAGTTCCACATATTCATTGCTTGTAATTCTATTTCTCCATTGTCAGTTTGTATAATTTTTCTAATGATTGGAAATCCACCTTTTATTTTTAAAAGATAAGTTTTTTTATTTAAAAATTCTTTATATTTCTTAATTATAGCTATATCTCCAACATCAAGAAGTGGAGCCATAGAATTATCAGATGCTTGTATTGCAAAAAAGTTTTTTGGATCATCTTCGGCAATATCTGTTCTATATACAAATGGAATTTTCTCAATAATTTCATTTGTGTGTAAATTTATAACATTTATTTCGATAATTTTATCTTTTTCATAATTTCTATCAATAGGAACATCATATCCCATAAGCCAAACAGGGTTGACATCAAGAACTTTTGCTAATATTTCAACACCATCTTGTTTTGCTTCATATTTTCCAGACATATAGCAACTTAAATTAGTTTTTGAAATACCTGTTACTTTTGAAATATCTACTGGTCTAACATCCCTAATTTTTATTGCATATTTTAGTCTATGTGCAAAAGTATCTATTAAATTACTCATTTGTTATCACCTCTCAATAAAATGATTATACTTTAAAAATTAAGAAAAGTCAAACTTTTTTAAAAAATTTCAAAAAAAAATAGGAAAAAACAAATTTTTTTTAAAAAAAGTATTGACAATAAAAAATAGATTTGGTAATATAATCCCAGTTAGGAAAAACTTAACATCAAGCAGGTCATATAATGAC